ACTATCGCTGTACAAAAAATATTCTCCGCTTACAGTGGAAGTTTTTACACCGCTAGCTTTATCAATTTTTGTTGTTATTTCCTTAATTTTTTTAATTCGCAAAGGATCAATTTGGCGAATTTCTTGAATACCATCTTTTGTTTTTTCATCATCAACCATCAGATGGTAATAAACTTTACCATCAATGTACCATCTACGAAAAATATCAGAACCGTTATAGTTAAAATTTAATAACTTGAGAATAATTTTAAATTCATCATGTATTTTATCCTTAATATTTTCAGGTAATTCAACATTATCAAGAACCAAATTTACAGGACTGCCGTCACTATCATTTACAATAGATGCATCAACAATATCCGAAACGGCACTATCACATTCAGGTTGACTTGCGGCATTACGATATTTAAGAATTAAATCATTTTCGTTAGTGACCATTGATCCATTAAGATCAAGCACTTGTCCATAATAACCACTTGTAGAAGACGAATTAACAATTGCTGTACCATCATTTTCCTGCGGTGGTGCAAACGACTTTAATTGATATTCTTCCTCAGATGTTTTTTCAATTTTTTTACTTATTTCAAATCCGAATAGGTTCATAATATTATTTATAGAAAAAAACTCGGTGGTATTGTGAGCACCACCGAGTTTGTTAAGTTTAGGATATATTATTATTCACTTTGACCAAAACTGGAAGTCCAATATTGATACGCAAAATCAACCGTAAATTCTTCGATTTCATTATTTTTATCATAACCCAAGTCAATCGCCGAAACATTTATTGGATATGCACCAACAAATTTATACGATTTACCTTTTTGCTCTCTTCTGTCAAGTTGAGTAACACTTAGTGTTCTGTAATAGTCAAGAGGGCTAAATGAAGTTGACACGTTGGAAACGTTATTGTTAATAATGTTCATCCACTCTTCCATTGCGGTGCGAATGCTCATATTATTATCATTGATTACGGTAACACTCCAATTTTCATAAGTGCGATCACCTGCAATTTTAAGCATACGACCGCGATATGGTAAATCAATATTTTCTATTTGACTTGACGGTAAAGTCGTTGCTTTAACAAGAAATGAAGCGTCAGCTTTATCACGCGAATTTGAATTAGGCCACTCAAGTTTAACTTCAAAAAGGTTGGCACGAGCACCACCGCCTGTAAGTTTTGTTTTAAAATCGTCTATATTAGGCATAAAATTATTTTATTTAGTATTATGTGTATTTATATTATTATCCAACGATTTCTCTGAATTCAACACCTGTACGTGTTGCAATAAAGTTCAAAGTGATATAGTTGATTGAACGAGTAGGTTTAATGTAAATATCTGCAACAAAGTTGTTGTTATCAATTACTTCACCTGTATTATTTGTGGCATCACAAACAACTCGGAAGTCAGTAATACCACGACGACCTTGAACATCTCGTAGAAAAGGTTCAATTGCATTGCGGAATGCACTGCGAGTAAAATCATCATTTTGTTCGAACAATTGAAATTTAGCTGCGGTTGCAATTGCTTTTTCAAGAGTAATAAACAAACGGCGCAAGTTAATACGATCAAACGCACTTGGTTTTCTTTGCAATGTTTTATCTCCGTAAAGAATAATACCTTGTCCTGGGAAAGAAACAATAGGGTTTACACCAAGTTTATAAATGTCATCGCGTGATGTTTGATCTGCATTGTATGCCAATTTGGTAACACCGAGTAATCCACCACGATTTAAACCGGCAGGTGAGAACCATGCATCAGCAACACGATCAGCATTTGCGCAAAGACCGGCCATATGACCGCAAGCGGAAATCCAAACATATGTATCAGTATACTTATTGTACACGTAAACAGGTGTTGAATCCATAATAACATAACTTGAAGGTATTAAGGCTTCAGCTTTAGTAATCAAATGAGCCTTTTTAGTTGAATCACTGAACAGTATTGAAATATCAAGAGGTGCTGAAATAAATCCTACACAATCTTTACGAGCATTAACAATCGTTGTAATTGCTGTATCAATAGTTTGTTGAGAAGAACCTACATACTCATCACTGGCCAAAGTATCAGTAACTTGAAAAAACGTTTCGGTGAAAATAAGATTAACATCAACTGTTTCCTTATTGGAAAAATATTCCAACGCCGATGTGACAGATTCAGGTGATATAACGGAACCGACGACAGCACTCGAACATTGAATATTATTTAAGCCTTCAGCTGTAGGAATGCCATAACCACCGCCTGATTGTATTGTTTGATACTTAGGAATTTCAACAATTATCGCTTCGCCATCATTATCCGATTTATTAATACCAATTTTAAGATCATAATATAAAATATCAGCTCCTACATTAGTATCAATAATAGTATTAAAAGATTCTGTATACACCGTGCCTGTAGGATCGCCTGAATCGTTTAACATTACAATTTTTACAGTAACTGTAACTGGCGTTTCCTCTGAAAACGACGGACTCAAAGCACCACCGCCTTCGGTTTTAGCAACCGTTATTTCAATACTGTATCTATCTCCGTTATCGGTAATAAGATCTGGATATGAAACAATCCTAGGGACCAGCACTGGCAATTGGCCTTCAGTAGTATTTACTGATGTCACGAGTGGAGTAACACCGGTATTTAAACCAGAATGCGCAAGATTAAGTGATGCATCATTGTCTGCAATGACTTTTGCAGTCAAGATGTAATTGACTCCTCCCGAAGAAACTGTATAGTGTGTCGCAATGGCTTGAGTTGCAGCCAATGCGCTGCGAATTTTAGCCGCAACTGCAGTTGCAGTTGTTTCAGCAGTTGTTAGCGCAACGGGAACAACGAGCGGTGAACCGGTTATAAGATCACTTGTAACTGTTACATTAAGAGTACTACCAGGGATCGTACCGTGGCCACTAAGAGTAACAGTTGCTGTTTCTACTTGTGCTACGCCATTTGAAAGGCGGCCGAGACCTTCATTAAATGCAAATGTTCTTCTGTCGAAGGATTGTGTGTTAAAAGAATTAAGAACAGGTACGACTGTTTCTTCTGCAGCAGAATATATTTCAGCGATAGGTACATCAGCCCCACTCCACTCAACTACTCCACTGTTAGATAATGAAGTAATATAGATGTAGTTGGAGGAATTATTAATTATATTTTTGTAATAATTTGTTGCACCATTTTCTGTTTTTGCGTCACTTGCAAGTGACAATCCTTCATATCTTTCTAGAACAGAACCAGGAGTTCCTGTAATAATACCTTTTTCGTCAATTATAAGAACATGAATTTCATCAAGTATTGATCCTTCAAGCGCGCCGATATTTTGCGCATAAGCTTCGGCAAATGATGTTGACCCTGGCTTGCTTGAGAAATTTTGTCGAATAATATTACTAATAGGAGTATTGGCTTGCCAAGTTTCATTGTCCGGTCTCGCTATAATAACGCGAATACTGTTACCTGCAGCACCAGGATAGCGAGCAGTAATCACTGCCGCTTCCGCTTGAGAAGGAATTGCATATGAGTCATATTCCTCACGGTTTCTGATCAATCTCATATTTTCGGGCTGTGGTACATATCCGGCGACGCCGCCCACAGCATTTCTCGCCTCCGGATCTACGGCGCGAGAAATTTTAAGATTATTTCCGTATTTTAGGAAACTGGCAGCGGTCAAAAATGATCGTGCTGTGCTTGCGTCCGGTGGTCCGAAATTGGTAATCAAGTCCTTTTCAGAACTTACAGTAACAAGTTGCCCTACAGGACCCCATGTGAAGTGACCGGCAAATCCACCTGTACTGGTGGCTAGTGCGGGAATAACGTTGGTCAAGTCAATTTCGTTGACTTGAACACCTGGTGATATTAAGAATGCCATATTTTTTGTTCAGTTTGTTTTATAATAAGTTGTAATAATAAGTTTGTAATTCAATCTAAAACCTATTTATAAATTACCATATTTCACAAGGTTCCCCATTCCTGCATACTGTCAATTGTTTCCTGATATTTTTCAAAACTTTCAAAATTTGAAGTGGTATTGTTGGCATCATTTATAATACCAAATGGAGGTAAATCTTCTTCCATTTCTCTTATTTTATCGCTGTACAACAATTCTTTTAAGTCAACATTACTCATACCGCCAAAAGCATCGGTGGACACAAACCATGCAAACATTACAAGATTCATAACCATATCATCATGTGTATTTCCGCTGGCTGCATAACTGTCACCTTTCGGTTCAAAACTACTTAATTCTTGAATTGTATGCGCATCGCAAATTTGCAGTTTACCGCTTTCAAGTAAATCTTTTAAATTACTACAACCTATTCGTTTAACACGTTTGCTCATGGTAACACCGATACCATTGCTTTTGGTGCTGCTTTGCACAAACATATTATCATATTCATAGTCATAATATATGGTGTTACAAACCACAATACCAGCATCATTATTTTCAATAACAACCAATGCTTCGTTGTATTGTTTTGCGCCGCGCATAATATATTCCGGAAACATTAAAGGAGAAACCATATTATCTCGATATGTACAAACAACTTTAAATGGCATACTTGAGATATCAATTACGGTAAACGTGCTGTAATCTTGACCGCGTCCTTTACTGACGTCCACTGTCATAATATAATCATGACCAGCTTCAGGTTCATAATAGTAATTTATTCCGTGTTGTCGTTTTAACGGTTCACTTGCTGATAATCCAAGCAACGATTCGGATGATACCAATGTTTGAGAACTTCCTATAAAGGAGCAACTGTATTCTTGATCAAATTGAAGTTCACTGGTATTGGCAATTGTTTGTCGTTTCCATTCTTCATCGCGTCCAGGAACATCTTGCCAACGAATTCTAAAACCTTTAAACTCATTGCTCTTTTGTATTGATCCTTCCCACAATTTATAAAACATATTACCAACACCGTTTGGTGTACTTGTAATAATAACTTTAGTTTCCTTACCAGATGAGATAACAGGATATGTTGAAGTATAAAATTCATTTGCATTTTGAACGAATGCAAATTCATCCATGAAAATGCAGTTATGACTAACAATACCATTTGTATAATATGCGTTGGTATCTTCCACATTTAATAAATCATAAACATTTTCATTTTCAATTTGATTAATGCTTTTTATAAAAACATTTGGGTATAAACAATCATCAACTTGTAAAAATATCGCGGGTATATACGTTTCACCATCACTCATTAAAAGTTCATGATCTGACGTACATTTAATATTTTTGTTATTTGAAAAGGTTATTTCTAATAGCTGATCTGATATCCCTTTATCCAATATCCCATCAAATGATTTAAAACCTTTATGTGTTAGAACTTCAATCATTTTTTCATCATTTTATTTACCCACCCTAATGGTACTTCATTCTCAAAATAATAACCTTTTTTTGAAGAATCTGTTGGATCGGTAAAAAATTTTTTACCTTTGTTTTTTGCGATCATGCCTTTTTTGGCATGCGACATTTTCATTTTAGCTTCATCACTTCGTTTCATTCCGCGATGTTTTTCAGCTGATTTTCTTATTTTTTCCGGATTTCTGTTTACTTTTTCTATATGTTCGGGACTTTTAGGAACACCTGATAATGCTTTACTTATTTTTTCACCAAATCCAGCAGGCTTGGCTCTACCTTTTAATTTTTCAGATACAATACGTCCTGTAGCCTTTCTTATTTCTGGTAAATTTTCCAACATCTCATTTCTTTTAAGATAAAATTCATATGCCGATTGTTGTATATCAGGACATTCATAATGCAAAAATCCATCAGGATTACCACATTCATATATCACCTTAACTCTTGATGCATAATTATTATATTTTTCAAGATAACCTAATTCTTCAATTGCTTTTTCAATTGTATGAAATATTCTTCCATCACTATGAATAATTTTATGAGCATTTTCTGATAATCTTCCGAAATTGGCTTTGGAGATTTTTTCTCGAGATTCGGCTGAATGTTTTTTTCCATAAAAGCCATTATTTTTACCGTGCAATATACAAATATTTCCGCCTACTGATAAATTGTAAGTATCATCTCTCAATGTAAAATCTCTGTCAACAATTCTTTTTTCTTCTGCTTCGGCTTCTTCCTTAGTATTATAAATTCCTAATATTTCTTTTGTAAATTGATCAATTCCATATTTTTCAATTGCTCTTTTAATTAATTTTCCTGAACCCATATAACCATCATCAATATTATAGGTCGAGTGGAATCCTACATAAATTTTATTATTAATTTTATTTGTTATTTTATAAACAGTGTAATACATATCTTTTTGGACGAGTTTACTTTTATTTATAAAATTGTCAATTTCTAAATGATATATTGAATCATTTTCATATATGCAAATTTTTGTATCACCTGTCACACAGTTTAAGCTCAAGCCTCGAATACTGCTTGAGCTTGTGGCAGCTGCAATAATCTCGCTGTTATTACTAAATCTTATACTTCCTTTATTTAGTACCTTACATCCAGGTTGTAGGAAAAATGGTAAATTTTCCAACATTAATGTAAGCCGGCTTAACATTTCACGGGCAGTGGCGCCTTTGTTGGCAAGCACACCAATCTTTTTTTCTCCGTTAAAAATGACATAGTGAAGTAACCACGCGACCGACGTAATAGAGTTATGTGATAAGATGTCATTGGTATAATAGCGATGATTCTCAGAATTGACACCAATGTCGTACATATTGGAAGATTTACCATTCGCTATAACCGACTTCACAACAATTGGTCCATCGGTTGTCATTAAGGTACACCCCACACAATCCTTTGCGTAAATTTCATTCATATGATCATCAAAGAAAATATGAGTATCTGCAACTGTTATATTTTTTCCATCTTCAAGAACCACATCGTATTCATCATATGGCACAGTAACATGAATTTGAGAAATTTCTTCCCAACCCGCGTCAGTCCATATTTCGTATTCGTCGAGTTCTAAGGTCTCGATAAATTTACGTTCTGTAATGTTGGATAACATAGTTTATTTATTTAATACATCACAAGAAAAATGCTTCTGTTGTTTTAAAGTTATTATAATTAATATTAATTCTTTGACCCTTAAATTTAGAAAGTATGTTTTGTTCCTCTTTAAATGCTTCAATAACAGTAGTTTTTCTCTCAAAAATTATATCCATATTTAATTCATTTTTGATTTTTCGAGTAAATCTTTTATTTGCGCCAAACATGCTAATACCAATTTTCCAAAATTCAATGTTTTTATTATAGAATTTAACATAATAAAGAAAACAAGGTTTATCTTGAAGGTTGTGTTTTATTATACGAGATTCATTAAAATAACCACCTATATGCGGATTTCCGTTTTTATTAAGACCTTTTTTAAATTTATTTGTTTCTTTATATTTTCATCGAGATTATTTAATGTAGTCTGCCATTTTTATTGTCTTTCATTAAACTTTCTACTACCATCTTCTACACCATATTTTTCAATACATTTTTCAAAACTAAATGTCGCTTGTCTCTCCGCTATTTTTTCTCTTGCTTCATCTTCAGAAAAACCTTTTGACGTCCAATATATTACAGTAGTGTCATTATTACCATTTTCTTTATTTGATTGACCCACCCTTTTATTTAAAGATATTTTCTTTTCTGCGATTTCATCTTCCGTCAATGTATTATACTTAACAAATTTATTTGAAAAAGGGGACAATAGACCACCGTGCTGATATGCAGGATTTTTAGATCCTTTTACTCTATCACCTATGTCACTGCGAATTTTTTCACTTTTTGTATAAGTATTATAGAGAGCTCGATAATTATCACATGACATTCTATGAGATTGTTTAACATGCTGAGAAATATCCTCTCGATGATACACGCTGCATACACAACAGGTTATTCCACCTTTTTCTTTTTCTCTACTTAATTCATTGAATAGTGCTCGAACCTTTTGAGTGTTTGGTTTGTAACTTAAATGTGTAAAAATAGAATCGTAAAGTTCCGCAATTTCATTACAGTGTCGAACAAACAAGCTATGGTTACATATACTCTTAGGTTTTGACTCTATTAATATTATGTTACATATTTCCTTTAGCTTTTGCACGTTCATATAATTCCCCAATGGTAACATTTTCAATAACTCCGGTTTTCTTATTGCGTATCTTTACAATTGTATTTATACTTGCGCACTTTCCTGATTGTCTCGGAGCTAGCACAATACTAAATCGGTTATTACTATAATGATCTACCAATTTTGTTTGATAACCGCGTAGTTTAAATGGCACCAAACCATTGTCAAGATCAATAACCTTTACATAGTTCTCGCAAAAATAGGCGACACTATTCATGCACTTTTGATATTCGGTTATTTCATGCGCAGTAAAGTTTTGTTGAACGCCATCACCTTTGACGTGCGGGTTTCCAAGGTAAAAACTATTGCCATTCATATATAAAAATAATTCATTTTGTTGTTTACAAATCTTAGTAATATGTTATAATAATATTAGATTCCAATCACGCCTAAACTTATTTTACAAATAAGGTTACCGCAGGTTCGCGGAGCGAGGGTTAAACATCAATACTGTTTGTTGTATTTGCTTTAAGTAGTTTTTGTAATTCGGTTGTTGTACCAACAAATATTGAATTATTTGTTGTTGTTGTCGTATTATTTCCTTTTACAGATCCAGGCTCAGGCTCTTGAACAATTTTCTTACGTTCCTTTTGTAAGCTTAATAATTGACTGTTCATATCAGCCGCACTTTTAATCATATTTGACAACACCTCAAATGCTCTTGGATGTTCGGCATCAGATGCAAGTGCATGCATTGTGGCTATTGCCTCATCACTGGTATTTATTAATTTTTTAATATGCTGTCTCGCAAAGGAATAATCTTCCTCTGCGTCAACAATAATATCATCATTTGACGGGCCCTTTTTGACATTTTGTTCATTGTCATTTTTTTGGACAATTGGTAAATTTGCCTGCAAATTGGATAATATATCATCCTTAGTTTTTTTGACATTTAACATAATATATTTTCAGTATTAAATAAAACCAAATGTTGTTTCTATTGTATAGACGTCATCGGGACCTGCTGTCGAAGGATCAACTTCCACTTTTACACCTCCAGTTGCATCTTCGGGAGAATCGGAAATTGTTGTATCATAAAGTTTTACTTCAACATTTTTAATAATTCCAACATTGGAATTTGGAGTTGCAACAAATCTACATTTAACATTAAAATCAAGACTATAAATTAATGTTCTTCGACTTGTTTCAAAACTTCCT